TGGAAACAAAGGAATCGGATGACTATTCTGAATTGAAAAAATCTTTGGGAACGACTAATACCGGCCTTGATTCATTCAAGAAAAACGACTTCGTTGCATTGCAAAATCGTGTTGGAACAAATGAGACAAATATTAAAAGCCTGACCACGAAAGAGGCCAATGATTATTCAGCACTGGATAAAAAAATCGATGGAGTCGCTACTGATTTGAGTACATTTGAAACTGGTGACTATGCCACAACAAAGGCTCAAGTGGCCACGAATAAAAACAATATTACCAATTTAACAACCAATTTGAATGGTTTGAGTAAAACAGAAAAAACACACTATGATAGCTTGACTAAAAAAGTTGACGCAATTACAGCAGACAGTATTTTGAGTGCTCTTGGATTAAAAATAAACTCCGAGGGTGCTCTTTGTTGTGTTGCGACATCTATTTAATGTGGAGGTGATAAAGTGAAACCAATTCTATCAAAAATTAGCGTCTTTAATGCAACCGAAGACCATTCTTTTCAGTTTGGTGCATACGCCGATATTGACCTTGTTGCCTTTATCGTCTTTCAGTCAAAAGATAGTACAGTTTATAAATTTGGCACAGTGGCTCCTACTGGCACCGGACTTGCGCGACAGTTTGTAATCAAGGCAGATGTGCTTAAAAATCAGCATGACCCATACTACATTATGATTCGTTGCCGATTAACTGGTACAAATACTTTTAGTGAATATAGTGACAAAATGCTGTTTTACTGTCACGAGAAGCCAAGTATTTCATTCACTGCGTTTACCAAGCATCAAGGTATTTTTGGAATCATCTGGGGCAGTACCAACAAAAGCGTAACGATGACTACACCATCCTATAATTTTGATTGTAAATATACTTATAAAACAGCCGAGGGTGAAGTTCTGAACCGCTATGAGTATTATTTGTATGATGCAAATAAGGAGCTGGTTAAAAAGTCAGAATGTCTTTATCATCGTGACTCTATGAAGAGCTTCCATGTCGAAGGATTGGATAATAATTCGACCTATTATGTTCGGGCGAAAGCGGAATCTGTAGGTGGATATCAGCTTGATACTGGCTACAAAATGTTCACGACAAAATATAGCGAGCAGACAGAGGGGACAAATATCACAGCCATCAACAACAAATACGACGGCAGTATTTCTTTGTTTGCGAAGTGTCCGTCTACTGCTGATTCTGGTATTACCCATGTGCGGTTTAAACGGCGCAAGGCTGGCGGTACTTGGATGACAATTTATGAGAAAACAGTGGACATGAAAAATGACTTGCTGCTCTTTCCTGAGTGGATGGACGGATTTGTGAGCCAGAGTGGTGTTATGGTGAGTGATAATATTGCGACATCTACCGCTTTGATTCCTGTAGCAGATTTAAGTTCACTGACGATCTCAGATAAAAATTATACCGCACGAGTGGCTGCTTATGATAAGGATTCAAAATTCCTTGGGTATTATGACGCAAAAGTCCACAAAGTGTTTGGTTCAATTTCATCAATAATATTTGGAATTGACCTAAATAAAACAGTTGTTGGCTCCTGGAGTTTTGACAGTTGGGATGTTGACTACAAAGACAATATCGCCAATTTACGTGTTTCCATTATTCCGAATAATGGCATTACCACAAAGTTCGACAACTCCAAATATGCTTTAAAGTTGCATACTGCGACTTCTGGTACAATCGTTCTAGAACACACAGACTGGTACGCAGCTGGCCGCAACCGTGAATACCAATATGCAGTAGCACCTGTTATTAATACCATGGAACAAGCTTACATTACAACCAAAGTAACAAGCTATTTTGATGGTGCAATTATCACAGACGGTGACACAGCCTATCATATCACATTGGAGCCAACTGTGGAAAGTGTTGAACTGACTCGCACTGCTTCCGTTGTAGAAACATTGGGCAATAAATATCCTTATTTATACTTCGGTAATGAAGCCAATTATTATACTGGTGACTTCTCTGGCGTTGGTATTGAATGGAACAAAGAGGACGATTCTTTTGACGTTGATGGAGGTAACGATTACCGCAAGGAACTGTCCGATTGGCTCACCAATGGCGAGGCAAAAGTGCTCAAAATGTCTGATGGTCGTGAGTGGCTGATTGGTGTAAACGGCAATGTGAAAATCACTTGTTCTGATCACATTGACAAAGGTACACTGGAATTCAGCTTTGTTGAAATTGGTGATATTGAGAGCGAAGAAGATATGTACAATAACGGGCTGAGTGAATATTTGCCTGTGGGAGGTACAGCATGAAGTACCTACCGACAGATGAGGATTTAGCCCTCTTAAAAAATCATTCTCCGCATATCTACTGCCGCATCGACCTGCTCGATAAAGACTTTGCCACAGTTGACTCTTTGGAGGGCATTGCCATTGACGGCTCCATCAATGTTGACTCAGAATCCGATATTCGGCGTACCTTTAATACGACACTATACCTTGGCAAAAAGAGTACCGTCTCTGCTTTTGAAGAGGAAGACTGGATCAATAAAAATGTTCGTGTGTTCATTGGACTGAAAGGTCGCGTGAAAACAGAAGATACATCTTACCCAGCCCTGGAAAAGAAAGCAATGGCGACGGATGCGTACAAAAAAGCTGTGAGTGATTATGATACCATTATTGCAAAAATCAAGGATGATGGACACGCACAGTACGGAAACATTGATAATATCAACCGCTCTATTATTGAGTGGAATGACGCCAATATTGCAAAGTATAGCAAATTTGTCAAAGAAATGAATAGTAAAAAAGCGTCATCTTCTAGTGTAACGGACGCGACCAACTATAACGATTTTATCAAAGGAATGGATGAAGATTCAGACGACCCGATCAAGCTTGGCGGTTATTCTACCGTCCTTGGGTCGGATGAGTTAATCCATGAGGTGCAGGTTGCGTTCACTCCCCTATTCCAGACGGACGACGGAGAACTGATCCCGCTGTGTGAAGACGATTTGTGGGGATATCTTGATGCGATTACAACCAAGGCGGAAAAGATGGGCGGCATCAATGCAACGAACCTCTTGAGCGCCGATAAGACCGGACTGACACGAACTGTTTACGGAGAATCTATCAAGATCCATGGTATGATTGGAGCGGTCCAGGGGCAGGTTGTAAATGGAAGTATGTTGTCGGCTACAGACGTGAGTGCTATTGCAGGCTGGAGTGAAGACGAGCTGAGAGCTCATTACGGTATCAGTAGTGTTTATGTTGGTTACTCTATGCATGATATCCAGTCTTCCGTAATAGATGCCCGTGACAATATCAACGAGACATTTGATAAGGAATTTGAAAAAGTGTCTGTGCAGCGCGTCAATGTATTCTCCAAAAATCAGGATGTGCACTGGTTTAATCAGGGATGCTTTTCTATCTCTTCAAATGGATTTACATATAACGCAACGACCAATACAGTGCAATGTTCTTGTGTAGACTTGGTAGCACGACTGAATGGTGATCTGGCTGGACAGTTGACTGGTTTAAAGACAAAAATCAACAAAGGGACACGCATTGGTCCTGTTATCAAGACTGTTCTGACTGAACAGCCAATGAGCGAGTTTACCAAGTGCGTGATTGACTATTGGACGCGAAATGTCCCCTATGATCTGGAATATGAGACCGGCACAACGCTATGGCAGATACTGACCGAACTACGGGATCTCTATTACCCGTTTGAAATGTATTTTGATGACGACGTGTTTGTATGCCACGAGATTCCAAGTGGTTTTGATGATCCGCCCGTGCTTGACCCGGATCTTTTTGCAAATTTGGTAACGGCAGACGGAGAGCAGGCTACGGTGGACTACTCAACTGTGCGAAATTGTGTGGAAGTTTTTGGCGCAACAATTGATTCGGACGCGTATTCATCGACTGCGACCTATTCCAGTGAGAAAAACGCATTGACACTGACAGTGCAGGAGTTGGCCGTAGATAACGAATGTAATATCTCGTTTACTATGCCTGCAAAAATCACAAAAAATGAATTGAATATTATTGTTAAGTTTATCACGACAGAACCAAAAACAGATGGTAGCGGAGGAACAGAACAAAAAACTACAATAAAAACTTCACTGTTATATAAATCCATTCCCAATGCGGACGGAACAGACGTAAAGCAGAACCCTTCTGTTATGGAAGCCGGCAAGTATTATGTGATTCAATGGTTCCCAGAGTCTAAGCATTTTTATTTTGTTGGGCAGCAACAGTCTCATGCAATGGTGAAGCTAGTAGACACCGTTCCAACCGGAGACGCACTCAAAAAAGAAAAAACAGATGAAAACTGTGACAATTTGGAGTATGTCTGTGTGACGGACCCTGAAACGATTGACGACCTGTATAATGCGAAATTCTCCATTGAAAAGATTGGCCGACGTAATGAAATCTTATCTGGCGGAGATTATGATAACTATACTACAGACGAAAAGGCAATGGAAGTTGCCAAATACGAGCTATGGAAAAAGGCACGACTGACCGATGGGTTGGTGGTACCTATTTTGTTAGTTCCGTGGCTTGATGTCAATGAAAAAATCCAGTACGCCGCTAAATATTTGAACAGTAAAACGCCCGTCGATTGGATCATTAAAAGTTTTAGTATCAATCTTGGCGAGGGCACAATGTCGCTTACTATGAGCCGATATTTCCCCTATTATCCATATATTGTTGGACACGGAAAGGACGAAGATAGCAAGTATGACCTTTATCAGGATTGGATGCTAGACAAATACTTCCCTGACCTGCGCTCTGACGTCAACAAAAATAATAATCCCACGACTACAACATAAATTCGCTCATGCGAAATAAAGCAAAGGAGTGAGTAAATGGCATTATCATTTGAAGAATCCAAGCGGTTAGCCTCGATGGCCGCTATGGATTATACTGTTTCGGAACCAGAAGTGACAAATGAAATCGCTACACTGGAACTGAACGATATCGATACACTTGCTGCGGTGGACCCCGGCTTTTCCCGCAGTGACAAATATGTGTGGATCGACGATTACGAGGACACGGTTTACTCAACCATTGATGCAGACCGAAATATTACAGTGGCGGGCGGCAACGCAAATGTTACCCAGGAAAACAATGGTCAAATCATCCCGTTTGAAATGCCACGTTATTACGATGGTATTGACCTGATGGCTATGACGATTCAGGTCCATTACCTGAATGCAAGCAATGAAGAAAATTATGCCGCCCCTATCAATGTGACTTATAACAACGAGAAAATCCGTTTTGGCTGGCTGTTGAGTGACAATGCCACTGCAAAGGACGGTACTCTGAGCTTCGAGCTGATGGCAAGCGGTGCGGTGACCATTCCGAGTTCTGGCACGACCAAGAGCTACCTGTGGCGTTCCCGTCCAAATGGCAAGCTGACTGTTATTAAATCTCTGGCTGGCAAAAAGATGACTGACCCGACTGGCGACGACTGGTATACTTCCTTCTTGGCTACCATGAATCAGAAAGTTGGCGAAGCACAAGCAAGTGCGGCTGAGGCAAAGCAGGCTGCTCAGGATGCAAAGACCGCTGTTTCAAGCGTGGATGAAAAGCTGGCACAGTATTATAACAAGACTGAGGTTGACGGCTTTGTGACGCTGCTGCGTGGCGAGATTGAGAAAGTGGACGGTCTGGCAAACTTTAGTGTTAAGTATACACCAGAGACTCAGGTAATCCAGTTTATGAACGGTGACGCTGAAATCACTCGTATTACCTTGAGCACTGACCCGAGTGCTGACTGGGTGACTGCTTACAATAAAACGGTGGAATCCAAGATCGACGAGAAGCTTTCTCCTGTGCAGTCAAAGTTAGAGGAAACTAATCAGGACCTTTCTAATTTGAAAACAGAAGTTGGTGATTTGCCTAACACTTTGCAGAGCAATTACTACAACAAAGAAGCAACCGACAAACTGCTCAAAGGCAAGGCTGACACAACGATTGTGGACGGAATTTCCAATGACCTGACGGGTGTAAAAAATAACATTCAGGCGGTTCAGGGTTCTATTGACACAGCCAATGCAGATATCGCACAAATTCAGGAAACACTGAAAGATTTCAAACCAGATGAAAACTCTGGCCGCGAGTACGATATCACTTATGAGGATTCCAAGTTGAGCCTGCTTGAGAATGGCACAGTGAAAACTCAGGTCGTTATTGAAGGCGGTGGTGGCGGTGGCGGAAACTCCAGCGTTATCACCATTGAGCGTTTGGATGGTTCCACGCTGACTGTCATTCAGGGAGATCCGGCAATCATCAATTTCAATTTTAAATCAGTGGATAACTCTGGCGACGATACGGGCTCTGCTACTGGCACATGGTATGTTGGTAAGACCAAAGTAGCCACTCAGACCATCGTACAAGGCAAGAACAGTTTCGATATTACTCAGTACCTTCACAGTGGCGATAACTCTATCAAGCTATCTGTTACGGATAGTGTTGGTAGTATTGGTACGAAAAACTGGTCTATCAATGTGGTCGAGTTTTATCTAGAAAGTATCTTTGATGATACGTTGACTTACACGGGAGAGGTGGTTTTCCGCTTTACCCCGTATGGTAACATCACAAAGAATATTACATTCACCTTGGATGGAAAGAATATTGGTGGAACTTCTACTGCAGTAACTGGCAGACAGATGACTTATACTCTACCCGCTCAGAAACATGGTGCTCACCTGCTGAATGTTGTGATGACCGCCGAAATCAATGGCAAACAGGTCACTTCCAATACTATCAACAAGGACATTATGTGGGTGGAAGATGGCAATATGACGCCAATCATCAGCTGTTCCACAAAAACTGCAACCGCAAAACAGTATAGTGTGGCGACCATCAATTATACCGTGTATGATCCAGCCGCTTCAACAACAACTGTCACCCTTGAGGTAGACGGACTAAAAACCTCTACTCTGACAGTTGGCCGCACGATGCAGACTTGGAGCTATAAATCTGGTGTCATTGGTGCACACACACTGAAAATTATCTGCGGGGCTGTTTCTAAGACAATTACGGTCAATATTAAAGACCTCGGCATTACGATTGAACCTGTGACGACTAATCTGGCCTTTGATTTTAACCCGTCCGGTAAGACGAATGCAGACTCTACCCGTCTGTGGACTGATGGCAATACCCATATGACCGTCTCGGACAATTTCGACTGGTCTAATGGCGGCTATCAGATTGATGCAGATGGCGACACCTATTTCTGTGTAAAGGCCGGCACCACGGCAACTCTGAGCTACAAGTTGTTCGCAGACGACGCAAAGAAATCAGGCAAGAACTTCAAACTGATCTTTAAGACTGCGAATGTCCGCAACTATGACGCAACTGTTCTGACCTGTCTTGATAGCGGTGTTGGTTTGAATATTCAGGCTCAGAAAATTACTCTGACAAGTGCACAGAATAGCATTGAGCTGCCTACCTGTGAAGATGACTTTATGGAGTTTGAGTTTAATATTTTGCCAGACAGCCAGTACAGAGAAATGGTGCTGTGGTTGGACGGTATCCCCTGCCGTGTAGAACTTTATGATGGCAGCGACAACTTTACTCAGACGAAGCCAGTCGGAATCACAATTGGTTCTGCGGACTGTGACGTCATTGTGTACCGCATGAAGTCCTACATGATGAATCTGACAGATGATGAAATTCTGGACAACTTTATCGCAGACGCAAAGAATGCCGAGACAATGGTAGACCGCTACAACCGCAACGATATCGTCAATGTGAGCGGCGAGCTAGAGCCTGACTTGCTGGCTGAAAAATGCCCCGACCTGCGCGTGATCAAGATTTCTGCTCCAACCTTTACCACAGGCAAAAAGAATGAAGTTGCCGATACTGTCATTCAGCAGATTTATAAGAATGGACGTACCGTGGAAGACAACTGGACAGCAACTGGTTCCCACAAGGGCCAGGGCACCAGCTCTGACCACTATGGTGAATCTGCTCGTAATATTGATATCAACTGCAAGGGCGGATTTACTTTCGGTAATGACAGCACTGGCACTACTTATGCTCTGACTGAAAACAGCGTACCTGAAAAATATTTCAATATCAAGCTGAACGTTGCTTCCTCTGAAAATGCAAATAATGCTTTGCTGGCAGATGAGTTCAATGAGTTCAACCCGTATATTCGTAAAGCGAAGAAGGACAACCCGAAGGTGCGTGACACCATGGCATTCTATCCTTGCGTCGTATTCGTTCAGGAGACTGATATCGAGAACTCCACTGTATTTCATGATGGACAGTGGCATTTCTATGGCTGCGGAGACATTGGCAACAGTAAGAAAAATAGCTCTACGATGGGCATGGACCCGGAGAATCACAAGGAATTTATCGTTGAGATTGATAACAACACGGATGAGCAGACTCGATTCTTAAGTGGCGATTTCTCCAATGAAACTTGGGACGGCGATCATTCTTTCGAATTCCGTTACAGCAACCCTGCATGTACTACTGAAGAAATCGAAGCTGGTAAGCAGGCATGGATCACGGCTCAGAACTGGGTGGTGAACGCAAGTGATGAGGAATTTAAGGCGCACTTTAAGGACCACTTCGATTTGGATTCTGCACTGTTCCACTATCTATTTACAGAGCGCCACACTATGGTCGATAACCGTGCAAAGAACGTGTTCCCGCATACTAGCGATTTGGTACACTGGGACTTCTGCTTTGATTACGATAATGATACTGCCATGGGCAACGATAACGAGGGCGGTCTGACACTGACTTACGGTTATGAGGATATAGATACCATCGGTACAAAGAACGTGTTTAACGCAGCTGATTCCAAGCTGTGGTGTAAACTGCGTGACCTTTTCCCCGATGAAATGGCCGCAATGTTCCGAAGCCGTGAGAATGCGCTGGCATGGAGTGCAACTCGTATCCTGAAGAAATTTGAGGACTACCAGGATGTGAAGCCTGAGCGCCTGTGGATGATGGATATGCGCCGTAAGTATTTCCGCACTTATGAGGATAATGGCACGACCAGCTATTTGCCTATGATGCATGGTAATAAGCGTCATCAGCGTAGACAATTCCAGAAGTATCAGGAGAAATACATTGCATCGAAATATTCTGGTTCTGCTTGCACCAGTGATGATATGACCATTCGTGGTTACTCTCCGACCAATTGGACTGGCGTGAAGCCAGACGGAACATTCCACATCAAACCCTATGCGGACACCTATGTTTCTGTGCTGTATGGTTCTAACCCCGTGAAGATGCGTGGCAAGCGCGGCCAGACCTACGAGGTGAAGTGCCCGATTGCGGCCATGAATGATACTGAGGTGTATATCTATAACGCTTCCATCATCCAGAGCATCGGTGATATTTCCGGTTTCTACCCTGGCTATGTTGATTTCAGTCATGGTGTGAAGTTGACAGACCTGCAAGTTGGTTCCGGTGTGAAGGGCTACAGCAATACAAACCTGACGGATTTCGCAGTCGGTAATAACACGCTGTTGGAGCATTTGAACCTGCAAAATGTGCCGAATCTGAAAAAGTCTATTTCTCTGACTGGCTGTATCAACCTAACGGAGTTTTATGCGGACGGAAGCGGCATTACTGGTGTTGCATTTGCAAAGGGCGGCAAGATTAAAAATGCTCACTTACCTGCAATTAACAGTCTGAGTGCACGCAATCTGAATTACCTGACTGATCTGGTCATTAAGGATTACAGCAATATCACTACCCTGACCATTGAGAACTGTACGACCATTGATGTCCGCGACATGCTAAATAAGTGTACCGCTCTGAGCCGTGTCCGTATTACTGGCGTGAACTGGGAGCTGGACGACACCGCCCTATTGGAGCGGCTGTACCCGATGACTGGTCTGGACGAAAATGGCTATAACACAGATCACTCTGTGATTGAGGGTGCTGTCCATCTGCCCATTATCCGTGAGAAACAGCTTGGTCTGTATAACGCACAGTGGCCTGATTTGAATATTACTTACAACACCCTGATCCGGCAGTTCACCATTACATTTGTCAACAAAAATGGCGAGGTCTTGGATATCCAGTATGTTGATAAGGGTTCCGCTCCTGTTGACCCTGTGACTCGTGCAGACAACCCCATTCCAACTCCTACACTGGAGAGCACTATTAGTACGGACTTTACATTCAGTGGCTGGGATACGGAATTAGTGGCGATTTTCGATAACATGACCATTACGGCTGAATATACAGAATCCGTCCGTAAATATCGGGTGCGTTACATGAACCACGGTGCAGTACTGCAGGAGACGACTGCCCCTTATGGCACGATGGTACTCTACACCGGCGATACTCCTGTTTACACTGCGGAAGAGACTGCTTACAAGTATTATTGGTTCAGCGGCTGGGATAAGGGCGGTTATGTCAGTGGCGAAAAAGATATCAATGCAGTCTATGACATTTGCGAGTACACTTCTGGTTATTTTGATGGAAAAGAAATCAAGGACCTGCGCCCTGTGGAAATTTATGCCATGATCAAAGTTGGCGTTGAGAGCAGCGTGGTGGAAGATAAAGATGATATCACAATTCAGCTGGGCAACGATTTTAGCTACAGTGATATCAAAGAGAAAGTTTTGATCGAGCAACCGACGACTTTTGCTGGAAAGACATACATCGACACGGATATCAAGCTGTTTGATGAAGACCGTGACTTTGTGCTGGCAATTGACTACAAGTTTGCAAGCGACATTACGGCCAACGCAGTTATCGCACAGTGCTTTGCTTCCAACGGTACGAACGGTTTCCGTATATGGAATTCCAGCGGCTCTAAAATTGCATGGGGCACTTCTTCTACCGATGGCGTCTCTCTTGGTACTCGTGACATGGTAGTTATCCGCCACATCAAGGGCGACAACGGTTTGTATGTGTATAGCTCCAATGTCTATGGCTCTGAGTTAAAGTATGTGGTTATCCCACGCACTCGTACCACTGCAACTGACGCGACTCTTGTATTTGGCTGTGCAAAGGCTGACGACGGTGCTTATGAGAACTACGCTTCCGGTACTGTGTATTGGAGCAAGATCTGGTATGCCGACTTAGGCGATTCTGCTTGTCGAAAACTGGCCGCATGGACCCACGAGAGTATGACGTTTGAGGCTTGCGGTTTCAAGCGGTTCTACCTGAGTGACAACTCTAACAAGCGCTGCTCTCTGGTATTCCTGCAGAAGAGTACGATTGGCCCCAAGATGGCGTTGAGTGGCGCAATGAGCAATGAGGGCGGTTGGCCTGCAACGACTCTGACCACTTATCTGGATAGCCGACTCCTGAACGCCTTACCGATTGGTTGGCAGCAACTGATCAAACAGGTCAAAGTCTCGAGCTCTGCGGGTAAACGAAGCAAAGAGATTGTGACAGCAAACAACTACTTCTTCATCCCGAGCATTGCAGAACTTGTACCCTCTATGCCGGACGAACCTTACATCTATGAGGGTTCTCCCATCAGCTATATGACCGATAATACCAGCCGCCTCTGCACAGACCCGGACGGCAATGAGACTGATTATTGGACTCGAAGCCCCTTTATTGGATATGACACTTACTTCTATCTGATTACGGAAGAGGGCGAGCCGTACTCCTGGTATTATCCGTCCGAGCAGCATGGCGTCCGTACCATGTTCTGTATCTAAGGAGGTGGCACATGTTTTATAAGGTAATCAAGAACGGTCGTGTGATTGACGTACTCGACCGTCTTTCTTTTGTAAAGTATCAGCCACGGCATGACATTATGGTGAACTGCACGGAGAACGATGCCCAAGGCATTATCAGTAGCGACGGAAAACATATCTGGCATGTGGATGGCTATTATCTGATCCCCTCCCCTGAATATGATACGGTGTCTTTGGAGGAGATTGACCAGTACGAATATGAGCAGCTGAAAGCCTTGGGTGGTAAAACGCCCGAGGCCATTATTGATGCTTACACTTTGAGCTTGATTCAAGGAGGGCTGCTATGAGCAAGGAAAAGAAATTTAGCGAGTTCGTCGAGAGTATGCGACGGCTTTATCAGAACCGTATGGTGCAGGACCCTTACATGGAAAAGCTCTTGAGTGACAAGAAAGTTTCCTTGGACGAATACCTGTACATCGTGAACGGAAAGGAGGTGTAATATGTACACTTTTTTGATTAACGAAGATAACACTCTGACTCGTTCTGTGGAAGAGCGAATCATGGAGCGTAGCAAGATGGTGGACAACCTCCATTTTCTGGCTGACACTACCTATAAAGGCGTTGATATGAGCGACTACACAGTCTTGCTTGAGTATCTTCTGCCTGTGAGCAAACGTTATAAAACTGAAATTTTAACAAAATCGGACGAGCTGTACAAGAACAAATTGGAGTATGTTCTCCCCTTTGATACGAACCTGACCAACGAGCCAGGCGACGTCCAGATTCAGCTGACTTTCTCTAATATCACTATGGACCCGGATGGAAAGACGACTCAGCATGTGCGCAAGGTTGGTCCCGGTGTTGTACATATTGTCCCGATCTCTGCATGGAGTGACGTGGTGCCGGATGCAACTCTGACTGCTGTTGATCAGCGCATTATCGCTCTGGAAGCTCTGGCAAAGACTCTGCAGGAACGCAACCAGGCTATCTTTGACTCTAAGGCAGACAACCTCAGTTATGACGATCATACGCTGCAGCTTACATCTGGCGGTAAGAAGATCGGCAATGCAATCAAGATCACAACTGAGTCTGTTGAAACTGAGGATGGTACTATGCGTGTTGTGCCGTTCTAACTGTCCGCTTTTAAAGTGAGGTGAGTTAGATGGCAGGATATAAATACTCCAAACTTGGCTACGGTGACGCCGAAGACGTAGAAGCTGCGATTGCGCTTGGACTGATTGATGGCAAGGATATAGTCATAACAAAAGACACGTCCGAACTTATATATGTACGGGATGATTTGACCGTACAGAAGATTCGTCCCCGTGACCTGGTTTTTGATACCGTCACCGAAGCGAACCAGACAATCAATGCAAACAGCGACTCCTATGTGGGACAGACCGTAATGATAAAAAATGAAAATGGAAAATACGCCCCGTGGACGGTGCAGAAGAGCGCTTCCACGGAGCGTCTTTTTGTTGAGCCACTTCAAGTGTCCAGTACACAATTTGTGTGGCAGGAATTCTAAATTGAGGAGGTAATGCTATGGCAATGGGAGAATTCTATTATGGCATTAAGGCCAACTTTGATGCTCTCCAGACCAAGAATAGCAATGCTCTGTACTTTTTGACAGATACACGACAGATTTTTAAAGGCGACCAGGAATATACCAAGAGCTGCCGCACCGTGCGTGTACTGCCGACTGAGAATCAGCTGCAGGGTGTTATTTATGTGCGCATGACCGATATGACTTTCCATATCTGGGACGGCGCAGCTTATATCCAGTTGAACAAGGAACATGTGACCGTGATTCCCGACGACCCGACAAACGATACTGTGCCGACCACTAAAGCTGTGGCGGACTATGTGAATGCGAAAATCGCGGCGTCTGAGGACAAAGAGGGGCACTTTGTTACCGACGTCACTTACAAGGACGGTGTGTTGAGTGTTTCCAAGAATGGCGACCCAATTCCGACCACTCTGACCGGTGTGGTGCACGCCCCGACTTATGACCCGGAGACTCGCACCATTAAGATGCCCGTGTTTGGCGGCGATGAGCTTTCCATCACGCTGGGTAAGGATCTGGTCGTGAAGAGTGGCGTATATAATACGGAAACTAAGAATATCGAGCTGACTATTACCACCGGAGAGGTCATCAAGATCCCGGTTGGTTCCCTGATTGATATTTACACAGGCGCGGCTACTTCCACCGCAGAGGTGACAGTTTCCGACGACAATAAGATCAGTGTCAAGGTCAAGGTCTCGGCCAAGGCTAATAACGCTATTGTGATTGAGGAAGACGGTATTTATGTGCCTATCCCTGATCACTACACCAAGGCCGAAACTGACGCAAAAGTCAAGAACGTGCAGGACCAACTGGATAATCATACCAGCGATACAGTGGTGCATATCACAGCGGCAGAGCGTACCGCATGGAACGCAAAGCCTACCCAGGATGAGCTGGCAAAGGCCAAGAAAGACGCTATTGATACTGCTGCGGCAGATGCAACGGAAAAGGCAGATGCTGCTCTAGCCAGTGCAAAAGCTTATACCGACAGCAAGAATGACGGCATGGATACCCGTGTGAAACTGGTGGAGAGTGCCCTGACTTGGAAGCAGATTGCGGCTGCGGCCACTACTTAATAACCAATAACCCGCTGTATGCTAGTGTGCGTGCGGCGGGCTTTTATATGTAAAGGAGCGTAACGATGTCAAAATTATCACTTTTAGAGATTAGCCAGTCACAATTGGATACGACTCCAGTGATCGATGGACAGTTAATTGTCTGCCTTGACACCGGAAACGCATACCGAGACAGCACTGTAGCCCATGTAAAAATCGGCAACGATTTAGAGGTTGTGGGCGAACTTCCCTTGGCTCCTCTAGCCGATAAACTTTACTATTTGAAGCCAGATAAGCTCTACTCATATCTTGGCGGCAATTGGGTGCTCCTGAATGAACATCTTGTCGTTGAGTCTATGACGAATACGGAAATAGATGCAATCCTGGCACGATGATATAAGGAGGAATTTATGGCTTATTTGGACAACGATGGTCTGCTTTATCTGTGGGGCAAGCTGAAAGAAAAGTTTGCGCCAAAGAGCCACAGCCATGACGATAGGTACTACACAGAGAGCGAGATGAATACCAAACTTGGCAGTAAAGTAGACAACAGCCAAAATGGTGCAAGTGATTTGATTGGCAAACTTGAAAGCGGCTCGGCGGCTCCGACAGACGACGATCTTATGATCACACAGTGGGCAAACCATAAGAATGACCCAGGGCACGACAACATTTATGTTCGTCGTCCAATGAGTTCATTGTGGTCTTATGTCAAGGGCAAAGCGGACAGCGTATACCAGCTCAAAGGAAGCTATGCGGCAAGTGGGCATACTCACAAAAAAGCTGATATTACAGACTTTCCGACCAGTATGCCTGCAAATGGCGGCAATGCGACCACTGCGCAAAAAATACAGACGTACAAAGCTGGAAGCACGACAGAAACCTATGGAAGCAGCTATCCTGTTTATGCCCAGTGGCAGGACTCTAACATTGTTGCGCTGAAGTGCGACAATTATACCACGAAAGTGGACTCCGCCACGAATGCTTCTAGTGCCACAAAAGCTACGAGTGCAGATAGTTCTGGAAAACTTACTATGGGTGATGCTCAGACAGCATTGTCTGGGGCCACCTCCCCCACTGCCGGATTAACTGTGAATAAGGTTTATAATAATGGCTATCCAATAAGTTATGGCAATGTCATTTCTGTACATGGCTCTGGTTCTGGGCAAATCCTTGCGGGATGGAGCGGCACTTCCGGCGCAGTTGAAAGGTTGTACTATCGGAATAAGCGAGACACTTCTGATGCAAACTGGTCTGCATGGAAAACAGTAGCCTATACCGATGATAAACCCGCCACTGCAGGTACAGCAGATACAGCCAAGAAGCTCTCTACTTCTGCCGGTTCTGCCACTCAACCAGTCTACTTTAAAGACGGTGTACCCGTGGCAACCACTTATACCCTGAACAAGACTGTCCCCGCTGACGCAAAATTCACCGATACAAACACTTGGCGTGGCATCCAAAATAATCTGACCAGTGATAGCGCAGACCAAAGTTTGAGTGCTGCACAGGGCAAGGTGTTAAAGGGGTTGGTGGATGGAAAGCTTGGCAAAACGGAAAAAGCTTCTTCTGCTACTACAGCTGATAAGGCCACTAAGCTTGCTACTGCTCGTACTGTATCTGGTGGCTCTGATATCACGTTGAGTTTTAATTATGATGGTTCGGCAAACTCTAATGCAAATATTGGGTTTTACAACTGTAATCACACTGTTCAAAACACCAACAATTATCCATTCCATCGGTTCGCAAAACTGGATGCAAGCAAAGAGGCTTGGTCAGATAAATCTATGACATTCCTCATCAATCAGGATTATTCTGGTGGCGGCTATGGTATTTGTCGTTTGGTTTATCAAAGCAGCGCTGATTCTAGCAATGCTTCAGTTGCAGCTGAGTGGTTAGTTAGAAGAGGGTTTTCTACCGACAGTATACAAGTTGCTATTAAAACTGATAAAACAAACGGTGCTTATTGTGATGCTTTCTATAAATCAGACAGTACATATAAGGGCTGCTCTATTCGTGCTTTAGCATCTGGTGGCAGAGCATCTCAAAGTCGTACTTGGACATTGATAGGTTCTATGGAGGCCAGTGGTACAACAACATCTGATAAGAAAAACTCTGTAGAATGTTGGAAAACTATTGCTGAGGCCGGCACTGCACTCCATAATCAGGCATATTCCAGCACCGCATCCGCTGTGGATAGTGGATATGTTAATAGTGCTGGCACTTCTAACTCCTGTACTGGTAACGCTGCAACGGCCACTGGTGTCAAAGATTATGGCGATACGAATAAAACTATTAAAATTGGTTACGCTGGAGCTGGTCTTACTACGTCGAATCTGACGCATATCGCTGGTTATGCAAGCAATGGCACTCAAATCAAAGATGTTTCAAAAACCGTTCTGCAAGACTGGATTGATTTGAATGGTATGATTAACAAGCTCTCCGAAGCCACAGCCGACCCGCAGGACAACGACTACTACATTTCCCAGTATTCCGGTGGCGGAACAACGACTACAACTTATCATCGGCGTCCCATAAAGGCACTGTGGAATTATATTAAAGGCAAGGCAGACGGCGTGTATCTGAAACTGACGGGTGGAACCATGAGTGGACGAATCACGCATAATGGTGGCGGGAGCTGGATTTCCAGCCGAGATCAAGTTGCTGTGTTCGGAACAAAATCTGGTAAAGATAGTTTCAATCCCGTTGTTGGTCAAAAGACGCCAAAAGGCGCTTGGGCAATGGGTAATCTCGGCGAGAATGAACAGCTGTGTTTTGGTTATACAACAGACGCGAATTATAATGCTGGTTCTAATAATGCTGTACAAGTATGGCTTCCTGCTCAAGCTGGTACGATTATCACCTCGGCAACGATTGGAGACCAGAGTGTAACTGCTGCCACAAAAGCCTCGGGCGTTGTAGACTACAACAACGCTAACAATACAATCAAAATTGGTTGGTCGGGCAGTGATTTGGATGCGAATACGTTAGCTTACATTGCTGGCTACACTTCTGATATGAAGATTCACACCGCCTCAAAGGATGGTGTGCGTAGTTGGATTGGGTTGGGCACAGCTGCTTATAAGAACGAAAAAACAGCAACTGGCGTGACGAGCACTGGTTGGACAAATAATGCGACTGATGATGCAATTGTTCCCACGATGTCATTTATGGCCTACTGGAATGGTGCGTATTCTGGCACAAGCTCGAATCTACAATATTGTGACCGTGGTAGATTTGGAACAATTATCACAAAAGGCAGTGGCGATTATCTACCCATTGGCGGCGGTACACTGACGGGCGATTTGAAGTTCTCCGATATCGGTGACACTGCAACATCGCATAAAATCAGTTGGGCTGGATCTACTGACGGTGCAGATATTTATTATCAGACAACCGCTAAAGATCAGGGAAACCTTGTGTTGAATCTGCGTGATGATGCGAACTGCTATTTGAGAATCGCTTCTAATGGTGCATTCAAAAGCTATTTCAGCCCGAGTGATGGCAACTTCCACGGCAATGTGAACGGGAAAGCGGATACGGCTGGAACGGCAGACAAAGCCAATTCTGTGGCATGGGCGAATGTGAGTGGCAAACCAAGCATCCCCGCCGCAGCTATCTCTGCGTCAGGGAGTAATTATGTTAGATTTTCTGACGGCACGCAATTGTGTTGGGGGACCTATACATGTGGAAAGAAAATTACACAAGTAACCGTTACTTTCCCACAATCTTTTTTAAATACTAATTATATTTTTTATGCTTTTTTTGATGGTAATATTCATAATACAACTATAAATTTTAGAAATAAAAGCACGACAAAAATGTTGTGTGGCATTGATGCGGACGATACCTATTATTCTAGTGGAGATTATTCTTATTTTGCTATTGGACGTTGGAAATAACTCACTTCCATTTCCCGACTGCATAATAACTAAACTGACTCGGGTAATATTCATTATAAGCTGGCTTATTTATATGAAATCCAGAACCATTACGCCAACTATGTTGTTCCCATGTTGTGCTATTTTTGGGTGGTTCCGTTGTATTTATGATCATACTAAAGTCACTTATATCATATGCGTTACTATTTAAATTCTTTATAAATTTGACAGTCAAATAATAGTCATTGTTTTTAAACGCCGCTCCATATAATTGATTAAAATACTCAAAATCGTTACCTCCGCTTACATTAGACTTGGACATAGTTGTAGTGCCAAACGCGAATTGCGTGCCGTCGGAGAACCATCCCCAGCATATCCGTTTCTCAAATGGAGTACAGATATGTTGGGGTGGACAAAGCGCAAAATTAAATGGTGTCGCTATGCCAAAATGGACATTTGCGCAACCGTTTAAATACACTAGTTATGGTCTTAGCGTATCGGGTAATTATGAGTCAATGAATATCGTAAAAACAAGAACAACCACATACTTTATACCATGCGATGGCACAACATATTATGGAACATACGCATGTTATTATGTGGCAGTTGGTTTATGGAAATAAAATTTTACTTCCACAATCCAATAGCTATGTAATATGCATGATACGAATTGTTCGTAAAAGTGTACGCTTCCTGTGGTCTAATCCATGTGAAGTATGTTGTGTTGATATCAGTTGCATTATTTCTTGTACCATTCGTATTATAAACAGGATATAAATAAGGACCTCCAGAACCATTATTTCTTGCATCACAAGATGTGGTAATACTATATTGGTTATCCTTGAACGCAGCAGGAAGAGAAACAAGATAATAGTAGTTTGCATCAGATATTTTCTGATGTCCCCAACATATCTGTACTCCATTTGAGAAACGGATATAATTACTCCCTGACGCAGAGATAGCTGCGGCGGGGATGGTGTCCATAAGGAGGTGATTTTATGGACGATTTTTATTTAGGATATAAAATCATGAAACCAGTTGAAACACAAGAAGATTGTGATAAATATTCTGCTATGGCGGACGCTATCAACGAACACAATTTCAATGCGCAACCAGGTGATGCCTGTTGGACGATTGAAGATTATGAGGATAGATATGAAATTATCGAATCTGGTACAGTTCCAACTGAAGATTCAATGATTGATACGGTTCGTGAAAATAAGCTTGCTTCTGTTTCTGCCACTTGTGAACAACTTATCTATGACGGTATCGACGTAACATTGAGTTCTGGTAAGAAACACTTTAGTTTACAGATTGCTGACCAGTCTAATATCGATGGTATCTTTAACGCGGTCACACTGGGCGCTACTGCCTATCCTTATCATGCCGATGGTGAGCTGTGTACGATGTTTAGTGCAACGGATATTGTGACCCTGTATATGAATTACAAAAGTTTTGTGACCACACAGACTACCTATTGCAACGCACTCCGCCAGTGGATCATGCGTGAAAAAGACAAGGACAAGTTGATTGCAATTGAGTACGGTGCAACACTGCCCGACGATTTAAATGAGGAAATGAATAAAATCCTTGATGCAGCAAATGAACAAGTGCAGGCCATTGTAAGCAAGCTCGCTGCCACGGTTGATATGACAGAATAATCGAGGTGATTGAATGCCAAAGAAGTATAAAGAATATCTGAAATGTGCGCTTCTCTTTTTGATAGGAGGGGCGCTTTATTATTGCATTGAGATTCTGTGGCGTGGTTATTCACACTGGACTATGGCAGTTGTAGGTGGCATCTGTTTTGTCGTCATTGGTGGATTGAACAATTATATTCCGTGGGAGATGGCGCTGCATAATCAGGCTGCGATTGGCGCCCTGTTTGTAACGGCCATGGAACTGGTGGTAGGCATCCCGCTGAACCTGATGCTCGGCTTACATATCTGGGATTACTCCAACATGCCGTTCAACCTACTTGGGCAAATCTGTCTGCCGTTCACAGTGCTGTGGTTCTTTCTTGCTCTGCTGGCTATTTTTGTGGACGACTGGCTACGACACTGGTGGTTCCATGAAGAGCGACCGCATTACCGCTGGTGACTGCTGTACGCAGCAGCGACGCATAAATGAAAAGACCCCGCAGCATAAGCCACGGAGCCTTTTAGGACACATGCCTATATAAAATAGGCCACACTTGCTCGACGAAAAACAGTGCTTATTTAATATAGCACTTCGTTACAAAATTGTCAACAAAAAGGAGGAATTATGGCACAGGAAATTTTAAAACCTTTTCTACTGGATGAGACTGGAAAAGAAATTGTCACCGCACTGAATGCCGTAGTTGAGCAGCTGACTGCAATCAAAGAAGAGTTGCAGAAACAGAATACGACTGCCACTTAATGGTTTGGCTTGGAGGGAGGTGATGAAAGTTAAATGAAAGGGATTCTGAATTTTTGTTTGAACCATTTTGGGTCTGTTATGGCTGGCGGCAGCAGTATAGTCGTTGCAATCATGTCTGTTATTCAAGTATCAAAAATCGAGATCAACCCGTGGACATGGATTGCAAAAATCGTTGGGAATGCACTCAAAACCGTTGGGAATGCGCTCAATGCCGGCATGATGGACGAGATCAAAGACATGAAGACTGAAATCAAGGAAATCAAGTCA